CCTTGTGAAAATAAAGTCTCAGGTCCACAATTCCCCTCCTTCAAAACAAATCGCCGGCCCACCTGCCCATAACAAGACAGATGCGGCCGGCGCTTTATGTCCGACTCAGCGTCGAACTTCGGCTAACTGCTTACCTGCACCGCGAAATTGTTGCGCAGCACGCCAACCCCGTACAGAACGTCGACGGTGAACTGCTGCGCCAGCGTATTGGGCTGGTAACTCATGACCACGCGCATCCCAAAGTTGCCCATCTCGGCGTACTCTGCAATGGCCCCCGTTCCCGGAAGTGGTTGAGGCAACCGTCTGACAACGAGTCCGATCGCGTCCTTCGTGAAGGCGAGATTGTGTGTCGTGAACGGCCCGCTGCCGGTCTTCGGCACAAACTGCGAACGGAAGATGAAGAAGTCCTTCAACTTTCCGACGTTGCCCTCGATCAGGGCACGAAGCCCAGCGTCGCCGGCGCTAAAGAATTCGCTGAAACGCGGGATCTGACGCAGCGCCGAATAGGCCGTCGGATCCACCACCAGGTATTTGCTGGCGCTCGCCTGCACCTTCGCCTGAAACAGCGTCGTCTCTGCCTGATCGATCGCCGCTTCCGTGATCGGCGTCGCCGGCATACCCACAACACCGTTTGCGGTGAACTGCGGATACAGATTCAAAAGGTCGCCTTCGATCCTCTCTGCCAATGCCACCACGGCGGGTTGCATATATAACTTCAGAAGATCCGGCACTGCCAGTACCTTGGTGATATCCGGGATCTGGAAGGTTGCCTCAGCGTGCGTGTTCAACACGATTTGCGCATTCCCCAGGCTCGGGTTCTGCGGTTGGACCGTGCCGCCCTCCGCAATGTTGTTGGCGACCAGCGTCGGAGGGATCGGCACGTTGACCGTGTCACCCGCTTGCGCCAGGATCGGCTCGTAATCCCGGTTCACCAGGTTTCCCATGACCAGGTTTCCCATAAGCGCTGGCAGCGCATCTACCGCTACTAACTTCACGATCGCGTTTGCGACGTTTGCTGATGTGATTGCTGTGATCGGCATCTATTGTTATTTCCTCTCTTCTTTGACTTTCTGCGCCGAACCCGAGACTCTCGGGTACGGCCGCCTACATGCCTCGCAAGCTCTGCGTGGCAATCCGCGAAACTTCTTTCCGGATGCGGTCCAACTCTTCCGGGTCCATACCAGGCCGGATTTTGTCCAGATCTATCCCGCGCTCCGCCTGCGCCGTTCTCTGCACCGGCTCCATTCCGGAGCCACCGGCGATCCGCGCCGGCAGCAGTTCCGGATTCTCGTTCACGAACTGTTCCAGATACTCGCGCAAAGACAATTCGCCGCGCTCGGCCTTCGCCACCAGCCGGCCATCTTCCTTCCGCCGGATATCGTCGCGCACGGCCCGGAACGCAAGATCTACCTTTGCAACGCCGAGCCGTTGCAGCTCCGCTCGGACGCTGGCTTGTTTGTCCGCGTCCTCCGCGAGTTGCTTGTTCCTCTTGTTCTCGGTCGCCAGTTCGTTCACTTTGTGTTCTAACTGTTCCCGGCGTCTTCGCTCTTCAATCAGTTCCGCTTGATGTGCAGGTTCTGTCTTGACCTGCTCCGCGCGCATGAACTCGTCGATCACACTGCGGATTACACTGCGCAACTCTCCGTGCGAATCGCCTCCATCGCCTCTGGTCCTTTCTTCTTCCATAAACCTCCCCACTTCTTCTAGCTCTGTGCATCGATCTCGCGGACGATCTCGTCCTTGATGTCCTGGCGCACGTCGCACAGATATTTCAGCGCCAGCTTCTTGAACACCTGCGTCTTCAGAGTCGTCGATTGAATGCCCAGATTCAGTAACCGTTCCGCATCCGACAGCTCCGAAGCAAAATCTCCGATGTCGAACTCGTCAAGCCCCGAGACATCGATGCGTAGCGTGTCTTCCCGTGCCTCGGCGGTCCACCGCAGGACTCGCTTTATGGCGTCCTTTACTGAGTCGCCGTACGCCCGCAACACCTCTTGGGTGATCGAAAAATCTCTCGCCTTGCTGACCCCCGACTGTACACCGTGCCCCGAAAGTTG